GGCAGCAGCCCGCCCGTTCGTCACTCATTACAATGCACTGGATGAAGACGTCAAGCTTCGTATCTCCCTCGAGCTCTACCTGAAGAGGCTGATCGTCGGCGGCTTCGAGCGCGTCTTCGAGATCGGCCGTGTCTTCCGCAACGAGGGGGTTGATACCCGCCATAACCCGGAATTCACGCTGATGGAGCTCTATCAGGCATACACCGACTACAACGGGATGATGGAACTGACTGAGTCCATGTTCCGTTACCTTGCCGAGAAGGTCTGCGGCAGTGCAGTCATCAAGTACGAAGACACCGTTATCGACATGTCAAAGCCTTTCAGAAGACTGACCATGATCGATGCAGTCAAGGAATACGCAGGGGTCGACTTCAGCGAGATCAAGACGGACGAAGAAGCTAAGGCAGTCGCGAAAGAGCATAATGTCGAGTTCGAAGAACGTCACAAGAGAGGCGATATCATTAACCTCTTCTTCGATCAGTTCTGCGAGGAGAAGATGATTCAGCCGACTTTCGTCATGGACCATCCGGTTGAGATCTCTCCGCTGACCAAGAGAAAGCCGTCTGATCCGTCCCTGGTCGAGCGTTTCGAACTCTACATCTATGGCAGAGAGATGTGCAATGCTTATTCCGAGCTGAATGACCCGATCGATCAGCGTGAGCGCTTCGCCGCTCAGGATGCGCTGGCTGCGGCAGGCGACGAGGAAGCCAATCACACCGACGAGGACTTCCTGCACGCTATGGAGATCGGTATGCCGCCGACAGGTGGTATCGGATACGGAATCGATCGTCTGGTCATGCTGCTGACAGGCTCAGCTGCAATCAGAGATGTGCTGCTGTTCCCGACAATGCGGAGTGAGAAGCAATAAAGCCTTATAAATCAAGGGTTTCAGGGCTTGCACTTAACCAAACTTAACCATCACTTAACCAAAGTGACGAAGTAAGCACGACAATCAGAATATAGAAAAGTCCAAAACGAGACATCTACTTAACCAAAAGGCATTAAGACATAAAGATAAGGCTATCATGTTCGCGCATGGTAGCTTTATTTTTGTGCCTTAATTCTTTCTACCTCACAAAGAGAATGAACATCTTTCAAAGGCACAAAACTTTCTTTATTCTTTTTCTCACTTTATCTTGTCGAAACAAAGAAGGGGCATTGTATGAACTACAATAACCCCTTCTGCGTTTCCCTTGTGTATGTTTTTATTCTTGCGCTAACCGAATGTCAAATGTGACCGTACCTGTATAATCTCCTGCTTTATAAGCATCAATGAGATATGCGCGAATTCCTGTTGTTGTAGTTGTTTCCCCACTATGGAAACGTCCAACGATATTAGCATTATTCGCGTCAACCATTTGATCGGTTTCAATGGTGGCATAAGCTCCTTCATTACCGCCTGACATTGGTATTCTCCCATCTTGTAAACCAGTGAGAACAATATCCACAACTTCACCTTGCGCCAAATCCATCATTGAAGCGGTGAAATAGTAAAGTGTTCCATCTGCTACAATAGTTTCAGGTATCATAACGCAATACTGACTATCTACATGGGCGGTTATTGTTGTGGTCGCGCTCCCATCGCCTAATACTTCTGTTGCATAGACGTTATACGGCGAAATCAGCATAACCGCAGCGCAAAGAATTGATAATAACTTTTTCATAATGCTTTTCTTGAAACTACAGATAGACATAAAAACGAAACAATCAGTTTATGATTGTCTGGTTTTTGCGCCTATCTATCAATAAAAAAACATAAGGAGTGTTTACATGAAACGAACAGGACGAGGAACAAAAGACGAAAAGTCTATATTTGCCGAACTGAAAGAAAGGATAGGCAATGAACATACTGCGTATTGGGTGGCGTGGAAATATGCGCCTGACCTTCTACCAGAAAAATTTAAAACATTTGATGAACTGAAAGAAAGATATTCGGCGGTCAGGAATGCAAATCTGACAGAAAGGGATTGTGAAAAATATCTTTACTATACCAAAGTGCAAGAGGCGGTTAAATGGCTCTTAAAGAAGCAGAAAGGCGCAAGGATGATAGAACTATATAACCGTTGGTATGAAATGGCGAAAACAGACGCTAATGCACTGAAGGAATTCATGAAACTACAGGATGAATTCTTTAAAGATGATGAACTGTCAGAACTTGAAAGCATTCTAAGGAATACCGCGACAACGGATGATGAGGACGAATACGAAATGACAATTTAGGAGGTGGGACGGTGAACAACAAAGAAAAGCTAATTAAAATCATGTCTGACCCCATTCTCTGGATTGAAACCTTTGTAAAGATTGTGGATAAACAAGGGCGGTTAGTTCCGTTCAAACTAAATCCACAGCAGAAATACATCATGCGGAACAAGGGCAAGTTTAACATCTGCTTGAAATCACGCCAGCTAGGAATTACGTCGGTTAGTCTTGCGAATGCGCTTTATCTGACCCATACAAAAGCAAACTGCACTTGTATGATCATGTCGTATTCACTGGACAGCGCACATGAAATATTTGAAAAGCTAAAGATATTATATAACAATCTGCCTGATAGCATCCGTCAAAAGACCGTGAACAATAACAGGACTGAACTAAAATTCGTGAACAATTCGCGGATTATCGTTTGTACTTGTGGTTCTAAAGATGCTGCGCGTGGTTCAACGCTTACATTCGTGCATATGTCAGAGGTCGCATTCATGAATGAAAACCTTGAAAAACAATTACTTGCTATCGAACAGGCGTTAACCCCTAACGGCAGTATGATACTTGAAAGCACTGCAAACGGATTAAACCTATTCAGCGAATATTGGAATAAAGCCACAACAGGCGAAGCTCCATTATGGAAACCCTTTTTCTTTCCGTGGACAAAAGATAAAGTCATGTTTGCAAATGAATATAAAGAATATGCGGACAGGTACAAAGAACTTTATAACCCCATTTCCGAGGACGATCTGACGGAAAAAGAAAAAGGACTAATGCATGATGGGGCAAGCATAGAACAGATAATGTGGAGGCGGTTAAAGATATCGAATTCTTCAGAAGAAAAGTTCTGTCAGGAATTCCCATCTAACCCCACTGAAGCATTTATATCTACTGGTTCAAACGTATTCAGCGCAGCGATGATACATGAAAGGTTAGGCACTCTGTACTTGACCAAAGAAATGAAATTACCGCCGAAATCTGACCCCATTTTAAGGAAACACAAGCAGTATTTGAAGCTATGGAAATTGCCAGTGAAGAAACACAAGTATTTCATCGGCGTTGATACCGCTGAAGGATTAGGCGGTTCAAATGACTATAGCGTGATTTCCGTAATGGATGAGGACGGTTATCAATGCGCTGAATGGAGATCCAATAAGGTAAAGCCGTATGAATTCACTGGTATAGTTCTTGCTATGGCGCACTGGTATAATGACGGACTATTGATTATAGAGCGTGCATCCGCAGGACATACGGTGTTAGATAAGATAGTGCATGAACACAGATATCATAACATATTCAAGTACAAAGAATATGATCAGCGCGGACGAAGTAAGAGAAAAGCAGGATGGGAAACATCCGCAAAGTCTAAACCTATGATGATAGGGGACTTTGTAGAATGGTTTGAAACATGGCAATGTTGCATCAATAGCAAAGACCTGTTAGAAGAAATGAAACTATATCAGATGGTCAACGGCTCTTATGCTGCTGCGTCTGGACATGATGATACTGTTATGGCGTTCGCTATGGCGATACAGGGCATGAAATCAGGACAATACTATTATCCTTGGTGATAATGGCAATGTCTTTTTTTATTGCAAAAATAACCCCATTTTTAAGGGGAATGCGAGGTAAAAAGAATTGTTAAAATTAGTCAATGCAGAAATTCAGGAACCGTCTTTTGCATGGTTCAGAGAAGAGATAAAGCAATCAGAACATGAATATAGACAAGCACAGGTGAAAAAGATATTAAACCACCTTCATAGACGGCATCAGGTACTTGACCGCCAGAAGCATACATTCATTTTCAAGAATGGAACTTTCACTCCTGCTTCTATCGTGCTACAGGGATTAAAGACCGTTATCAATTTTCATACTGCGTATTTGGTCGGAAACCCTGTTTCCCTGACAGGAACACAAGAAGCGGTTGAACACTTCAATAAAATCTATTCAAAGGGATTATACAGTAAAACAGATTGGAAGGTGCTAACCGATTTAATCACGTTTGGCGATGCTTTCGAGTATGTCTATTACGATGCAAGAACGGACCCGATCAAACCAAAGGTATTCAGGAATGCGGATTGTTACCCCATTTATGACGAATACGGCGAGTATTCCTATTTCGTTGAAAACTGGAAAGACAGGAACGGAAACCAACATTATACAATCTATTTTCCCGATCACATTGATACATACGTCAATTATAAATTGGTCGATAGTGCGCCGAATGCTACAGGTCTGCCAATTCACTATGTAGGAATGGAGCGCGGTCTATATGATCAGTTTGGCGATAGCATGATGTTAGACCTTATCCCCATCATGGACAGAATAGAAGCTCTGTTATCCAAAGAAGATGATGCGGTCACGACACTATCATTAAACCCTATTCTTTCTATTCAGGGGCAGAAGGTCAGCGAAAAAGAAATGACTGATAGTAACATTTCGGGCGCGGTGCTACATCTGGACGATGGACAGAAAGCGGAATATGTGAATGCTGAA